ACTGACATTATATTAAATTTTAGTTATTATTAAACATTAAAGTAGTTTTTTCCATGCTGAAAAGTCCATTTCCTGAGTATCTGTAGCTTTCTTTTTGCGTTTAGAAGATCCGCTCATTTTAGTCGTACTATCAATGTTGGATAAACTATCACGAAGCTTACCAGATATCTTAGTTTTAATTTTCTTTTCAATATTAGAAAAATCAAACTTATTATACATTAACCAGGCCATTTTCAATTGCGAATCAGAATCTGCTTCTATATCCTGGAGCAATCGAGTCTTTCCCTCCTTGTCGGACTCCGTAATGTATTTAAAAAAATCATCTTTCTTTCTTTTTGATAATTCAAATCCTGCAATTTCATCTTTGTCTTCTATGCTTTTTTTAACACCTTCGACATAGGATTTATGTGCATCAATTTGTTCCTGATGATGTTGTTTTTGCTGAACTACAAGATTTTCTTCATATTCTTGTTGTTTTGCAATCAACTTAGGATGAATCATTTTTGATTGTTTCTCAAGAAGACCAGATTCCTCATAATCTTTTAAAGACTCAACCACATCCGTATCAGAATATCCTTGAAGTCGCATCCAATCAGTCAGTAATGCTTTTTGAACAGACTCTTTAGTAAGCAGATCCTCAGATAATCCTTTATAATCAGGAACAGATTGACTGCTCTCAATATATGTTTTAGGATCCCCTCCTGCTTCAAGGTACTCTAAAAATGCCGCAGCTTTAGTAGGAACGGATTCCTTATATTTCTGTATAGCATTTTTGACCGTCTTATCCATCATCTTTAAAAGACCAGTTTCTGAATCTTCGAAATCTTCTGGATCATAGTCGGCTATTCCATTATCATGTAAAAAAGTAGCAAAGGTTTTAAAAGGAGATGCATCTTCATCTTCATCATCAGTTTCTTCAGATGTTTCTTCAGATGTTTCTTCTTTTTTATCTTTTGTTTCGTCTTCTTCTTTCTCTTCTTCTTCTTCTTTCTCCTCTTTAGTTTCCTCTTTAATTTCTTCTTGAGTTTCTTCTTCTTTTTCTAAAATTTCTTCTAAAGAATCAACTTTTTGAAGTTTCAATTCTGGTTCTTTACTCGTTCTTTTATCTTTAATACCAGGTTCTGACTTTGTTTCAGGATCTGATGTAAAAACAGTTGGTTCAAGTGTAGCAATCTCTCCTTGATTTTCACTTACAACTGCATCTGAAGCCAGTAGGTTAAAATTAGACAAATCCAAGTCTTCAGATTCTATTTTTGTAGTATCCATAATTGCAAATTTAAAATTATAATTAAATAAATTATACTTTGTTAAAAAAAATTCTCTATACTATAGCCCTTTATTAAATTTAAGCACTGGCTTTTTCACGTCTTTGTTCTATTAATTGTTCTTTCTTTAAACCAAGCTCTCGTTCTTTTAATTCTAACTCTCGATTAGATTTCTCTCTTTCTTGTTCCATCTTTTGAATCTTCAACTGATTCTCTGCTGCATATTTTTCTCTGTCAATGCTATCTTTAATTCCATTATTATTCAAATCTGTATCCATTAATCGAGCTTGTGCTTGAATAGTAGCAACTTCAATTTTAGTTTGATTATCCTTATTATTCCTACTATCTTCTCTATTTTGTTTTTCAAGTTCAGTTTGCTGTGCCATTTGGGCCAGTTGCTTTTGATTTTCCTGTTCTTTTTGTGCAGCTTGTTGTTGTCGAATTTCTGCTTCATCCTGGCCTTTTTCTAATGTTCTGGTTATTTCAGATAAAGAATCAGTTTGCATTATAGACGAAAATTCAGATAATTTAATAGTACCAGCTTGTAGTGCTCCTTGTGCAGATGCTCTTAAAGCTTCCAAAGCTTTTGTATCCTTTGAACTGTTAGTAATAAAGATTCCAAATTCTGTATCAGCAAATATATTATCTTCAAGATCTATAAAAGTCCTGGACATATCATTCAGTATATATTGCATTTTCTTAACACCTTTCCACGCTATCTTTGCAACATCTATCAACGCTTCAAAAACCCTACGCTTCACTTCATCATGATGAGCAAACCAATATTCAGTAATATGACTTGATTGAGTAACAGCTCGTTCTGTATTTCCTACCAATTCAGAACTTTGAATTTGTCCCATTCTTTGCCTGGATACTCCACACAATTCTTCTACTTCTGACTTAATCTGCTGAAGCATTTGAATATGTTGATTAATATAATTACCCATTGAAAGATCTATAGATTGAAATTGATTAAAAGTAGAAGGTTGCCCTTGATCTCCTTCTTCTTTAGAATTAATAAACATAATTCCCATAGATTCTAAATAGTATAACCAGGTATCTACATCCCATCCTTCGGATTTTGGTATTTGAGCAATATCCATAAGAGCTAACTTACCTTTTGATTTAGCAAAGGCAAGTTCAGTTCGATACATTATTATATTATACATATACTGGTAAGGTTTCATTCTGTCTATCATAGAAACAGATTGAGAATTACGAGCATTGTATAAATATCCTACATATCCAGATTTGCAACGAGCAGGATTTTCCATGCTCCTGCGTTGATTAGGCTTAGCTCGAATACATACATAAATGTCTTCTCCTATTTTTGTACCTTCCCAATACTCGTTTACCCAATCCCATTTTATTCTCATGGGAAATTCGGTCATTTCGTCTGTCCAATTGTAAAATTTTTGTTTGTCTTTGGTAGCTTCTTCAGGAACTTCAAAATCTTCATCTACAATCTCTTCATTCCATTCTTCTGTATCTGGATCAAATACTTGTAGAAATCCAATTTTTTTCAAAGATTTCCATTCGATTCTAATAACTCGTATATTACCAGCATCATCAAAAATCTCTAAAGGATTATTATTTCGTCTATATGCCTCATCACCCTGGATCTTTATATTAGATACCGGATAATTCAACATTCCATCATCTGTTCTTCCATCTCCAAATGTACTCATGGATTCTAACTTATCTATTTCTTTAGGAGTAAGATCTTCAAAATAATCATCTATAACTGTTCCTAAATTAATAAATCGTTCTTCAATAATGGCTTGAGCATTTTCAACATAATCATTGTCTGGATCTGTAATAATAGTAATATCACATGGATTACAAACTCTAACTTTTGGTTGACCATTAACAACCCCTACCCAATAAATTTCTTCTCCAGATATTAAAGCATCTTTGAATCCGTCATTGAATTTAAACAACAATCTTTCATTTTCTTCTAAATACCTTAAAACATCAGAAGCAGTTTTTTCTCTTGTATCCTGCCATTCATATTTTAAGTATTTATCCAATTCTTCAGGAGGTTTTGCCGGACCTTCAGGCCCAGGTTCTCCCATAACCTGAGTTTGAAATACTTTTAGAAGTTCTTTTTGTAAGATTTCTTTCTTTTGATTTTCAATCTCACTTACAGCATCAGGATTTATTGTAACAGCTCTATAATTTAACGGTCTTTTTATTTCTTCTCCTATTAAGAGATTAATTTTAGGAGAAATAATATCGTAGTGCTGTAGTTGAGCTGGAAATTCACCTGCTTTAAATCCATAAGGATTTGTTACATATTCAAAATCAGCAGGTTCTAATTTTCCATTAAATAAATCATAGTTTATTTGTTTTCTCTGAGCACTTGTACGATTTAAATAGGTATTTGATACAATATATCCTTCAAGACTATCTATTACTGATTCTCCCCATTTTTTAGTTTTTTTAGATTTGGGAATTTTTTGTCTTGGAATGTTATAATCTCCTGTTTCCATGAAGTTTAGTTAATAAAAAAATAATTACAAATATAACTTTTTTACTTATCGTTTTACGCATGTCCCACTTTTCTAAATAATTTCCTGTTAAAAAAACTATTCTTTGGAAGAATACTTATTTTACCATTTTCAACAACTTTTACTCTATGATTTTCTTGCGAATGAAACATGCAAAGCATAAATGCTATAACTCTGTCAAAGTTTCCTTTTTTATTATAAGAAATTAATTCCTGGAGCAAAGGAACGGAATAAATTGCATTTAAGTTCTTAGTTGAAGTATCATTGTTTAATTCACCTCGTTCTTCCAACAACCAATCCCTGATATAAATTTCACCTTGAATTTTTATAGGTTCTGACATATGAATTCCATACCCTCTATTAGTTCGAGTGTTTGGAACTATATCTTTTAATATTGTAGGTTGCTGTTTTAATAAATTCAAACATTTTTGTTGTTCAAAATAAATTTTAAGTCCTCGTAAATTATTTTCATATAAAGTTTGTGCATTATAATACACCAATAACTTCCTAATTGTTTCATAATGTTCTTTAGCTGTATCTGGTCTGCCTGTATATTCGGCAACTATCATATTATAAGTATTATCAAAAGTCTGAAAAGTTTTATAGATAAATGTACTGCCTAAAGAACCAGTAGTAGAACTATCCTGGTCATAAGGATCTGTTCCTGCAATATACAGTCCAAATGGAATATCACCAGAGCTATCTCTATAAGGATGTTCCCATACAACTACACATCCATCTTTATAATCAGAGTCTTTTAATGGAAATTTAGTAACTGGCCTTTTTGTTTTATCAATATTCCATTTCACAGTATTCTCGCTCCAAAAAAGATCGCCAGTTTGAGATAAAGCTTTATATCTATTTTTAGTTTCTATACGAGCTAATTGATTTTGCAGTTCTATAGTAGGAAATATGTTTCCTGATACCTGAAGAAATGCTTCTTGAGGAGTTTTAGGATACTGTGTAATATATTTTTCCCAGGTAGTTCTGGAATCTGACAACTTCATTACCTCTCTTTCTCGATTTAACCATACTTCAGCTGCTTCTCTATTAGAATTTCCATTCATATCTACCATATCAAAAGTAATTGCATCATCTTCACAAGACATGAATTCTTTTGTCAACTCTGGAAAATCATCTTTTTTAACTATTTCTTCTCTTTTTACCAGGACTTTACCTGGTTTGTACCATAAATCATCAATAAATAATCCACAAGTACTTTTTTCAGCAGCATCATCCCATATATTCTCATAAGAACGAAGCCAGTATTTTTCAGGATTATAAAACATATCTGCAAAATCATTGGATCCACCTTCCATATCTCCTCCGGTTCCATAAATAATAGGCATTCCTATCATATGAATTCCATCACGAAATGCAGGAGCTGTAACCATGTAAGATTGAAGTAGATTTTTCCACTTACCTGCCTCTTCAAATAAAAATAATTCCGCCTTTTTACCAATCGCTGCGGAGAAATTATCTTTAAAAGTCAATGTAAATATCTCTGAATTGTATCCTGACCATACTTCATTGCCCTCCAGTATCTCTTTAAACCTGGATTTTACATGGTCTTTTCTATCAGGATTCTTTCGTTTACCCCAGGCAGTATTCTTATTAACGAAATTCAGTACTTCTAAGGCCATGTACATAGTAGATTGAGAATATTCAGCTAAATAAGCTCCTATTATACTGGTACTATCTCTTTGGAAAGTAAAATTATAAGCACATAGAGCAGCACTTTTAAAAGAAAACCCCTTTCTACGAGCTTTAGCAACAATCAATCCTTCATTTGCCTCTCTGGCTCTTTCTTTCTCATGGAAGAAATAATAATCGACATCCAGAAATCTTGGAAAAGTAAGACGAGTTCTTTTTACATGCTTATCATCAATAGTTGCTTTTATCTGAGAAAAGTTAAGATAGAAGTAATGTTCTCCTGTTACCTTAATACCCCCTATTGTATATCCAACATTGCATCTCCTGGTTTGCTCAGTCCAATACTCTTTATATGCAAAAGTTCCTTTTGGTGCAGTTATATACCTGCCTGTTTTTAAAAATTTACGAGCTTCTTCTTCAAACAGTCTTGTATTTACAAAATAAGGCTCAAACAGTATATTATTCATCTATATTCCATTTATTTCCTGATGGATGAGGACATTTATTTTTTTTAAAAGCTGCTTTCAAAGGTATGTAACAATTACAAACAGAACATTCACGAGTTTTATGAATAAACTTATCACAAGCTATGCATATTTGCATTCTTTTAAATCTATCTTTCATATTCTCCAGCTTCTCCTCCTCCTCGTATCTTAGAAGAAGAAGTTATTTCTTTTTGAACTTGTTCTGTTGTTTTATTCAAGGATTCTATGATTCCTCCTATAGATTTTAAATTCATTGCAACATCCTTGGCATTATAGACATGTTTTCCATTTTCATCCAATTCTTTAAAATCTACCTGATGAAAATAATCAGATAATTTATTACAAGCCACTTTAGCAGCTTCAAGTAATTTCATACTGGTAGTTTGTTGAAAAGCTTTATACTTTTTAATTGCATCCAGTACATAGGTTTTTTTAATTTCTTTTTTATAATCTATCATATAATCTTTCTCCAAGATATATTCTCGTTCATTCTCAGGATAAATAGCATAGGGAGAATTATAATCACACAAAAAATAGATATATGTTAATAGCTTTTCTGCCTTAATTTTGTTCTTGGATTTATCAGTATTCCATATAACTAAAAATTCTGGAACCGCTATTTTTTCCGGATCCAGAACTATCTTATTGTTTCTTAAATCAAATAATCCCATTATGTGTCATTTTTTGATATTAGTATCAATTTTTGATAATTTTTTCATAAACTCTTCTCTTGCAGGTTTAACACCAAAAACTCCTATGAATATTAAACGCACCGGACTGTGAGTTTTTTTCTGAGCTTCTGCCAGTACTAACTTAAACTCACTGCGTATAACCATCTCAACCTCATGGTCAGATAGATTTAATTGTTCAGCTAATTCTTTGATAACAGATTTAACTGACTTCATTCTTATAAATACTGATAACTATATCAATTTTCTTTTCTCCATTCAGTTGTGGTATAAGAGTTTTTGTTATACCTGATTCTCCATTACCTATAATAATTGCTCTTTTCTTTTTTAAAGCATTGATATAATTATTTATATTATGAGTTGTTATATTTAATTGATTCCTGACCTTTTGACGATTACTGGTCTTGAAAAGATCTACAGGTTTCTCCTTCATATAAATACATAGAAATTCACATAATATAAGAAGCTCCTTTTTAGTAAGAGGCATCATACCACTTAAAGCACATAGCCACTTATAATAAAAATCCTTATCAGTTTTAACTCCTATTTTAAAATTAACCATTCGTTTTTTTATACAAATCTATAAAAAATTATTTATAAAAAAACCCCAGGTCAAATAAATGACCTGGGATTCAGAAAGAAAACGGAGTAATAGAGAAAGGAGAGGGTTTACAACAATATCAAGGTTATACTACTGAGGTATAACAAATATTGTATGGACAGGTCTGAGCCATAGTCCAATGAAACCCTGAAGTTGAAACTTGAAACACAATGCTCTCTTTACCATCATAGTTCAATAAAATTGACTTTAAATCATCAATCTCATGTTCCAGCCTACATACTCTATTCTCTAAACTCATTGTTTAAATTAACTAACGATCAAATATAATTAGTTTTAATTCAAATTCAAAACATTATTGAAAATTAATTCAGCTTCTAAGGTAAGATCCAGACACTCAATCACTTCATAGTTAGAATTTCCTTCAAAAAACCATACAAGATAACATTTTCCTATATCCAAGCCAGTATTGTCCTGGATTATCTTCTTATACATAGAAAGCTGAAGAGAATAAATTGTTAATTCACACTCATCCAGATGAGATAGGATCCCCAGGAGCTTCTTATCATAAACACTATGTTTAGCAATATTTTTATTAGTCTTCCAATCCCATATCTGAAGTTCCTTTGCCTTATAATTGAAAAATAACTGGTCCACCATTCCACAAACACCAGAATTTTTATCCCCAACAACTATTTCAGATTTAACAGGAAGCAATCTTCCTATGATATCTTCTGTAAACTGATCTACTTGCTTGGAAATAATGTCAAACCTCTGTTTAACAACATCTATATTCTCTTTTCCAACTTCCGATTCAACATAATCGTATGGAAAAGGATATACCTTCTGACACAATAAATTTTCTATGTAACTGTGAACGACTGTTCCCTTTGTTGTGGCTATTTTTGCTTTGAGCTTCCACTCTTGAAGCATCTCTTTTTTTGTAATGCCTCGTTCCTCTGCTTTCTTTCCAGCCCAAAAATCAGAATTGAATTTCTGTTTGAACTGATTCAATAGAGATGTTACTGATTTCTGCCTTTTTCCATTTAAAATATATACATGTTTTTGATCGTAGTACCGTATATCTGAAAAAATCTCTAATCTTTTTAAAACTTTACTCACCTATTCAATCTTTTACTCTTATCCTTGCTTCCCTGACTGCTTCCAAAAAAGAAATTAATAACAGTATTACGCTCATTGATTAATGCACCTGTAAGAGTCCCAACAATTCCTGTAACAACAGCAGCTACCGGGCCTTCTACAAACAAAATCACAAGAACTTGTATAACTACAAGAAATAGCATGATCCATAGGTTCCATTTTACAATGTTATTAGCTATACCATCAGCTATCGAATGATCTGTAGAACGGTACATTAATCGAGCGTCTTTGGTATTCTCAAGATGTAACTCCAATTCCTGGCTATAACTTTTAAGTAATTGATCTACCTCAATAGATTCTTTATCAGACAATTTAGAAGAAATGCTTTTAATTACATTTGTAACTATGGAAAGAGGAGGATAGATATCATCTGCAACATCAAGGATCCCCAATAACGCTGAACCACCCTTTTCTTTTACAAACCCTCCTATTAACTTTAATACATTTTGTAATTTACCATTTCTTTTTGCCATGATAGCTACTTAAAAATTTCCCAGGACTCATAGTCAGATATTTATAACAATTCTGCCTAAAAAATCTATCTACTTAGACTTCTTAGATCCCATTTTAGCTTTAACTGACCAAGCCAAACCTGCAATTGCCATAATAATACCTATCACTTCTGAAAATATATCTGAATCGATATATCCTTTTGTTACAAGAGCTCCACCTAAAACAGTAAGCCCATGCCTGATGAATCCAAATAACTGATCTTTATTAATAAGTTCTTTCATTTTTTTTGAATTTTAGATTAAAATTTAATTATTAAGGTACAATAGGAACAATGTCTGAAGCAACCATAGTACCAGTCATAGTTCCATTAAGTCCATTTACATTATCTATCAAATTAGGATAAGTATCTCCAGTTCCCATCTTCCACCACGTAATTAATCCTGATTCTCCTGTTAAATCAGTTGGTTTACC